AAAGCCGGCCATCGGCGGCAAGCCACGACCAGTCGGCCGGATTAAAGCAATGATGGCAATCGTCGGCGTCGATACCTTGAAGGACAACATTCTGTCACGCCTAAAAATGGATCAGGGTTTGCATTTTGCCGACACGCTAGACCAAGAATTTTTCGATCAGTTGACGGCAGAAAAAGCCGTGACCCGATACCGCAAAGGTTTCCCAGTTCGCGAGTGGGTGAAGCATAGGCCGCGCAATGAAGCCCTTGATTGCTTGGTCTACGCTTGGGCAGCTCAAATTTTATTGAACCCAAACTGGGAGCAACTGGGCAAAAAAACACGACCCATCAAAAGACCAGAGGAAACGCAGGGAATCGTCAGGCCGCGAACACGCAAAAACTTTGTGAAGTCTTGGTAAAAATAAATTTGACATCGTGAAAAATCGTCGTTCTCGTTGTTCAATCGTGAACTTCGGCGACAAACATTGGCAAATCTATTCGATTCTACAAACTACCCAGAGATAGAACCTTCCCAAATCGTCGCGGGGGATCGCGTAAGTTGGAAAAGAACAGACTTTGGAACTGACTATGCGCCAACCGCGTATGCTCTGACCTATTCGGCGCGCTTGGAATCAAGCGGGGGAACCGAGATATCGATCACGGCGAGCGAGTCCGGCCTTGATTACATCGTCGAAGTTGGAGCGTCTACCAGTGCGGCCTATACCGTGGGCGTTTATCACTGGCAAGCCTACATCACGCGCAGTGCGGACAGTGAGCGGATCACTGTGGATACCGGCACTTGGGAAGTAATTGCGAACCGTGACGCCGCGACAACCGATCCGCGATCCCATGTCAAAAAAGTAATCGACGCAATTGAAGCCGTCATCGAAGGACGAGCAAGCCAAGATCAAATGGGCTACGCGATCGCCGGCCGCTCATTGTCTCGAACCCCTGTCGCCGACCTCTTAACTCTTCGAGATCGTTACCGCGCGGAATATGTGCGGATTCAACGCGAGGAACGCATTCTCAACGGCCAAGGACACACCGGCCGCATTCTGACCCGATTCTGATATGTGGCCATTTGATAAAAAAGAACCATCGACACGACTCCGTTCGTTCGCAAAAATGCCGCGCCGTGGTTTTGCGGCGGCTGAAAAAGATCGCCTGACGAACCTTTTCCAAGGCTCAACCGTTGCGGTCAATGAATTGCTCAAACGCGAGTTGCCGATATTGCGCGCCAGATCGCGCCAGTTGGCAATGGATAACGACTATGCGCGGCGGTTTCTCGGCATGGTCAAAGCGAACGTGGTGGGAACAAATGGGATTGTTCTGCAATCCAAAGCGCGTCGCCCGAACGGTGAACTCGACAAATTAGACGCCGACACCATCGAGCGCGCGTGGCGAGATTGGGGTCGAACTGAAAACTGCACAATGGCCGGAAAGTTGTCGTGGAAGGACGTCCAACGATTAGTCGTTGAAACCGTTGCTCGCGATGGCGAGTGTCTCGTTCGATTTATCAACACGCAATCAAATCCGTATGGTCTGGCACTGCACGTTTTGGAAGCCGATTATCTCGACAACGATTTCAATCGATCGAGGGACAAAACCCATCCCGAGGTTCGAATGGGCGTCGAGATTGACAGTTATGGAAAGCCGCAAGCGTACCATTTGCTCGCGGCGCATCCCGGTGAAAACACAATCAGTTTCGGCGGCAAAATTTACGAGCGCGTTCCGGCCGACCAGATTGTTCACCTCTACATGACTGAACGCCCAAACCAGTTGCGCGGCATTCCTTGGATGCAAACAGCCATCCGTCGTTTGAATATGCTCGGCGGGTATGAAGAAGCCGAACTGATTGCGGCGCGTGTTGCCGCGTCCAAGATGGGTTTTTATACCTCTCCAGATGGCGACCAATATTCTGGCGACGACTTTGACGCTGTTGGTAATTTGGTTTCGGACGTTGAACCCGGATCGTTTGAACAACTTCCCGCCGGTATGTCGTTCGAGTCGTTTGATCCACAGCATCCCACGACCGCTTTTGATTCTTTCGTTCGTGCCGCATTGCGTGGCGCGTCGGCCGGTTTGAATGTCAGTTATCACACGCTTGCGAACGATCTTGAAAAGGTTAATTTTTCATCTATCCGATCTGGCGTTTTGGAAGAGCGCGAGCATTGGAGATTGCTTCAGTCTTGGATGTGCGAACAGTTTTGCGATCCCATCTTTCGGCGTTGGTTGCGATCTGCTTTGACGACCGGCGCATTGGCACTACCGCCTGACAAGTACGAAAAATTTACCGAGGTTGCATGGCAACCGCGCGGTTGGTCTTGGGTTGATCCGCTTAAAGATCAAAAAGCAAACGCAGAGGGCGTCGCCCTGGGCGTGATGACTCGTTCCGACATTGCCGCCGCGCAAGGTAAAGACCTCGAAGAAATATTTGAACAGTTGCAACGCGAAAAAATAATGGCCGAAAGTTTTGGCTTGTCATTTGAAGAAAACCAACCGACACAGGAAATTGTCGATGAAGAAAATTAAAACAGGAATTTTTAAGCGCAGTTATGAATTGCGCGCGGACGACGTTAATGAAGAATCACGCGAGGTCGGTATTGCTTTCTCATCCGAGGAAGGCGTCGAGCGTTGGTTTGGAAACGAAGTCCTTGATCACAGTGCATCGTCAGTTCGTCTTGGCCGACTGTCTGACGGTGGACCGTTGCTTGTAGATCACGACCCAACCGATCACGTTGGAACCGTCGAATCTGCATCCATTGGAAGCGACCGCGTTGGTCGTGCCGTTGTCCGGTTTGGCAGATCGGAACGCGCCAATGAGATTTTTAATGATGTGGTGGACGGCATCCGCAAGCATATCAGTGTCGGATACCGAATTCACAAGATGCAACCCGAAGAAGAAGTCGAAGATTCTTTTAGGGCTGTTGATTGGGAACCCTATGAAGTGAGCCTTGTTTCCATTCCGGCCGATGCGTCTGTTGGCGTTGGTCGAAATGCGAGCGAGGACTTTGAAACTGAAATCGAAACAAAAGAGGAACCAGTAATGACTGAGGAAGTCAAAATTGAAACGCCAGTGGTTGTGGATGTCGCCGCAGAGCGTGACGCGGTACGCAAAGACGAAATGAATCGCATCAAAGGGATTGAAGCCCTTGGCTCGATGCACAACGAAAAAGAAATGGCTCGCGAATTTATCAGCGAAGGAAAAGGCGTCGATGCGTTTCGCGCCGCGCTGTTGGATCAGATCAAAGATCGACCAGAAGTTGAGCGGCCAGAAATCGGAATGAGCGAAAAGGAATCACGTTCTTTTTCCTTCTTTCGAGCCATCAATGCTTTGGCCAACCCGACCGATCGTCGCGCACAAGACGCCGCCGGATTTGAATTCGAAGCATCAGCCGCCGCCGCTGACCGTTTAGGTCGTGAGCCGTCTGGCTTCTTTGTTCCGGAAGATGTGCTTCGCGCAAAACGTGACCTGACAGTCGGAACCGCAACTGCCGGTGGAAACACGGTAGCGACTGAACTGTTGGCCGATTCGTTTATCGATAAGTTGGACAACAGCATGGCCGTCGTTGCTAGTGGCGCAACAGTGCTTCGCGACCTTAATGGAAACGTTGCGATCCCTCGGGCAACCGGCGGCGCGACCGCGTACTGGGTGGCAGAGTCCGGCAACGTGACCGAAAGCCAACAGGCATTCGATCAGGTAACGATGACGCCGAAAACTGTCGGCGCGTATACCGAGATCAGCCGCAAACTTCTTCTTCAGTCAAGCATCGACGTTGAAGCGTTTGTTCGGAACGATCTGGCGTTACGACTCGCGATTGCGATTGACAACAAAGCACTCGAAGGCGATGGCTCAAGCAACACGCCAACCGGTATCGTGAGCGCGACAGGCGTTGGCTCAGTGGCCTTTGCTTCTGCAACTGCCGGAGCCGCGACGTTTGGCGAAATCGTTGACATGGAAACAGAGGTTTCCCAAGACAACGCACTTCTCGGCACGTTGGCCTATCTGACAAATGCCGCCGAAGCGGGTTATCTGAAACAGACCGTCAAAGCGGCCAACACCGCGCAATACATTATGAGCGAAGGCGAGATGAATGGTTATCCGGTCGTTGTGACCAACAACCTGTCAACCGCCGGCCAAGTGTTGTTCGGAAACTGGGCTGACCTTCTGATTGGTTACTGGGGCGGCTTGGACATTGCTCTTGATTCTTCGACCGGCTCTGCATCCGGAACGCTTCGAATTGTTGCGCTCCAAGATGTTGACGTTGCGGTTCGTCACGGTTCGTCATTCTGCAAAGGCGTGTAATTGGGAAGCCCTCCTCGTAAGGGGAGGGCAATCCATAGGGGTCAAAAATGAAAGTGAAAATCAAAGAAAACGTGAAGTTTGGCGGCAAGCAGTTCAAAGCCGGTGAAGTCGTTGAAGTTGAAAACGGCGATGTTTTACTGGCCAAAGGTTTGGCAGAAAAAGCCGCAATGACTTCCCGCAAAAGTAAAAGCGAATAATGGGCGTCGAGTCGTCAACGGACTATTCCGCATTTTTTAACACTGATGATTTTGGTGTTGCGGGAACCTATGACGGATCGACAACTGTTAACGGAATTCTCGACAGCGATTACGTGGAGATTTCTGGCGTTGAGGCAAAGCGACCTGTGTTTATGTGTTTGGCGTCTGAAGTTTCTGGCGTCGTTCACGGTAAAACATTGATCGCCAACTCAACGTCATACGTTGTGCGCGGTGTTCAGCCTGATGGCACTGGGCTGATGATGCTTGTGCTTGAGGAACAATGAGTCACGTTCGGCAACAAATACGCGAGCGCGTAGCGGCAGACCTGACTGGTTTGACGACTACTGGCTCGAATGTTTTCCAGTCGCGCGTTTATCCAATGGAGGGCGCGGGATTGCCCGGTCTGATCGTTTACACGAATTCAGAAGCGGTCGATCTTGAAGGAACCTCCAGTGGGCGACACCTTGTTCGCGTTCTCGATGTTGTCGTTGAGGGATACGCAAAAGCCACAAGCAATGTTGACGACACCGTGGACACCATAGCGGCCGAGGTTGAAACCGCGATTGCCAACGACTCAGATTTGAACGCGCTTGCAAAGGATTCGATCCTTGCAACGACCGAAGTCGAGTTAAGTGGTGACGCAGAAAAACCAATCGCCGTTGTTCGCATGACTTTCACCGTCGTTTATGTGACCGCAGACAACGCGCCGCAAACGGCACTTTGAGGACTGTTAAATGTTAATGACGAAAGGATCTGCCGTGGTTGATGTTCATCCGGCAAAAATCAAAGAGATGGAGTCGAAAGGCTACATCGCAAAAGTTGAATCAAAACCCGCGCCGGCAAAGCGCGAAACCAAGCAAGTCAAGACCGAGGAAAAGTAAATGGCTACACATCATGGGAAGTTAGGAACGGTCAAAATCGGCGCAAATGCCGTGGCCGAAATCAAGTCGTTTTCGTTGGATGAAAGCGCGGACACGGTAGAGGACACCGCGATGGGTGACACCGCGAAATCCTACCTTGTCGGAACAGTCGATGCGAGTGGATCAATCACTTGTCATTTCGACGAAACCGATACAACCGGCCAAGGCGCAATGACCGTCGGCGCAAGCGTAACGCTGAACCTGTACCCCGAAGGCGCAGATTCTGGCGATTACTTTGCAACGATGACCGCAATCATCAACAGCGTCGGTGTGAGCGTTGATATGGGCGACATCATCGAGCGTTCGTTCGGCTTTCAAGCCTCGGGCGGCGTAACGTGGGGAACTATCTAGGAGATAAGTGATGAGTAAATCAGGTGCAGAAATTCTTGCCGCAGGGAAACTTGATTGGCGAAACAAACTCGCGGCTCCCATGTCGTCCATAAGAGTGGACGAATGGGACTGCGAGATTTTTTTCAAGCCGGCAACGCTTGAACAAAAAAATGCGGTTTATCAATTCCTCGCAAATAACGACCTTCAATCGATCGCTGAAACGATTGTTCGAAGGTCGTTAGATGCTGACGGTAAAAAATTGTTTTCGAACGCTGACAAAAAAGCTTTTATGTCGCAACTCGATCCGGACATTGTGAGTCGCGTCGCGGTTGCAATTAACGAAGAACCAGAATCGACTGTGGAGGAAGCAAGAAAAAACTCCGATTCGACTCGGAACTCGTCTTAATTTTCCGAGTCGCGGAACACTTAGGGATGACCGCAAACACAGTCATCACAGAAATGAGTTTGAACGAACTCACATATTGGGCGGCGTGGTTTGAATTCGTTGCCCAACAACAAGAGATCAAACGATAGTGGCAACAGCAGACGCCAGAATCAGAATCACCGCCGAGGATAAATCGGCGCGCGCTTTCCGTTCGCTACAACAGCGAATGGGAAAGACGACGAACATGATGAACGGCATGATCAAAGGTTTTGCCATGTTGGGCGGTGCGGCCGGCATGGGTCGAATGATCACGGCGACAGTTGAAGGTGCGGACAAACTGCAAAAGTTATCGCTCCGGCTTGGAACGACGACAGAGTTTTTGTCGAAAGTAGAACACGCCGCCGGCCGCGCGGGTATTCAGTTTGACACGGTGGTCAAAGCGTTAATGAAACTCCAGAAAAACGCTTACGACGCAAACAACGGCCTCAAGACCGCCGCCGATGCGTTTGAAGGTTTAGGAATTAACGTCGATGATTTCTTAAAACTAAAACCGGCCGAGCAGTTTGAACTGGTGTTGGAAAGCATCGGGGGCGTTGCTGATCAGAGTTTGCGTACCGGTTTCGCAATGGAAACAATGGGTCGGTCTGGCGCGGAAATGCTCCAGATCATTAACGACTCGCCGCAAGCGTTCAACGACCTAATGAAAAGCGCAGAGTCTCTTGGCGCGACGTTGGATCAAGATGTTGCAAACGGCGCGGCCGCTGTCGCCGATGGTTTTCAAGATGTCAAAACCGCTTGGACGTCTTTAATGCGTGATGCGATCCTCGGGTCAAATGATTCTATGGTTACGCTGACAGGGATGTTCGTTTCTTTGGCAGAAAACGTTCGAGAATTTAAAGATCAAATTAAGTTTGTCGCGTTAGTCATGGTCGAACTGTTCGTAATTAAAAAAATCACTGCGTTGTTCACTGCAATGTCCGGCGCAATGTCGGTTGCAACTTTTTCCGCGAGAGGATTGGGGCTTGCGTTGAGAACAATGTTTGGCGGGATTCCTGGTCTTATCGCAACAGCCGTCACCGCTTACATGATGTTCAAGGGAGAGGCCGACGAAACAACCGAATCAATCGAAGTGCAAACCGAGGCAGTCAAGGAATTGCGCGAAGAAATGAAAGGTTTAAACCTCGATCAATTAGCGCAAATGGAACGCGAGTTGGAGGTCGAACTTGCCGGTGTCAATTCTCAACTTGAAATAATGAACGCCGAGTTAGATGAAGCGCGCAACCTTATGGCAAACCCAGTGGCTCAAAGTCTTGCCGACACAGTAAACGCCGTTTCAAATCTACAAACTGCACTTGTCGAAAACAATCAAACAACAGCGGTAGCAAATCAAGAACTCGTTCTTCTTGAAGATGCCTATGTCGAACTGGAAACGAAACTAAAAACAGTCCGCGACCAAATGGATGAATTGAAAAAATCAACCGACGAATCGGTGGAATCCAATAAAAACGCAAAAGACTCGATCGATGGTTTAGCCGAGTCTGTTTTTGATCTCGACAAGGTTCTCCAAAAGCCGAGCATTCATCAGGGCGAAAAAATATGGGAAGGCTTGCCAAAGCCAATCGATAAAGCGGCCGAAGCAATGACCGCGTTCGGAGAAAGCGTTCACGACGTTCAACTTGAGAACGACATCCTGATCGACAAGATGGACAAATTGGATGAACTTTTTCGAGATGGCAAGATCAGCGGCGAGACTTACGAGCGGGTGATGCGAGATTTAGGCCAGTCTTTTGGCGAGGCCGCAGAGGATGGCGTTGCACTGGTTGAGGTTGTCGAGGACACCAAAACTGTCTTCGAGGATCTGGTTGAAGGGATCGATGGCTCTTGGACGACAATGTGGCAAGACCTGTTTGGCGGCGGTAAGACTGAGGACGTATTAAAAACGTTTTTGAATAACGTTAAAAAAATGTTTCTCGACACGCTTGCAGAGATCGTCGCCGCTTACACCAAGAAGAAAATAATCGAGTTGTTTACCGGCATGACGTCCGGCTTCTCAACAGTTGGATCGACTGCCGGCACAGCAATGACATCAAGCATCGGCTCTTCTATCGGAGCCGGTAGCGGGACAATAGCGTCAGCAATTTCAAGTTTGTTTGGCGGGGCATCGACCAGTTCTGGAGTTGTTGCAAGCGCAACGTCTACAGCCGGAAGCACCGCCGCGACAACATTTATGAGCGGCGCAAAAACTGCTCTCGCAAACGCCGCCGGTTTTGCGGTTCCGCTTGCGATTGCCGCGTTTGGTTTTGGTAAAAGCCAAAGATTTAAAAAGAAGCTCCGCGCAAAGTTTAAAGAAGTAATGAGCGATCCGACCATCGTCGGCAACTTGGCAGACGGACCGCTTGGCAACGGATTCAAAGAACTCGGACAGGTCGGAGAAGAATCGTTTGTTCAAATCTCTTCGGCAGCTCGAAAAATGTTTCGAGAGTTTTCGGAAACCTCCGGTGGAATTGGTGGTGATCGAGGTGGACCGATCGGAATGATGACCTTCGGCTTGAAAGAGATGGAGGACGAATTCGGGAATGTAATCGTCAGTGCGACCAAGTACAACGAGTTGATGGCTCATTTAAAAGAAATGCAACCATTCGTTGATCACGCTCAACACATTATGGACACTGTTCCAGCGAACGAAAGATTGAGAGAAGGAATTGAACTTGTAAATAGCGAAGCGTTCCGCGCCAAAGTATTGTTTGAAGGTTTGGGTGAAGAAGGCAAAAAGGCGTTGCGTGGTATCGAAGTTGACGCAGACAGCCTTTCGGGATTCATGCGACGCGGATTTGTTACGTCTGCGGAACTTGCCCAGATGGGTCTGGAAAATATGGGTCAAATGTCCTCTGAAATGTTTGAAGAACTTATTGGTCACGCTAACGATGCAACAGGGGCAGTCGATAATTTAGCAAGAGCCGCAAACAAAGCGTCACTCGCAACACAAACCGCAATGGAGTTGAAAAAATTGGGCGGTTACCAACACGGCGGTTCGTTTATCGTCGGCGGCAGTGGCGGCACAGATAAAACGCCGGTTTCGTTTATGGCAACACGCGGCGAAAGGGTTTCAATTGAAACGCCGAACCAAAGCAAGGCGAGCGGAAGCGATGGCGGGGGCGTGATCAAAGAACTTCGAGCGTTGCGCGCTGACCTTGCGAACGTTGTCGCGAAGCCCATTGTCGGAGCGGTAAGCCGTGGACAACTGGCGATGGCCGGTGGGGTCAGGCATTGAGTGTTTCAGATGCCGAATATCAGGCTTGGCTCGCAGACCCGCAAGAGGAACGTGTGGTGTTAGCGGAATTAAAAGCGTATAGCGGCGGCAGTGAATCGACCTATTACCTCGGCTCGAAATATTTCCACACTAACGCCTCGGACACTCCGGCGAACACCACCTATGAAGGCGCACTAAAAGGCAGTCCATTTTTCTCAACGACAATGAACGAAGCGTTTGGCGGTCGATCTTATGTTTCAATCGGCGAGATATCGATCGACAACTCGGACGGCGCGAAAGATGCGTGGATTGGTTACGCTTGGGACGGCCGCGAGGTCAAGATCAAGATCGGCGACCCGACTTGGGCTATCGCAGATTATCGAACGATTCTGTCAGGCGTTACTGAGAGGCTCTCTATTGGCGACGATTACACGCTAACGCTGACCCTCCGCGACAACCAACGCAAACTGGACGTTCCCATTCAAACCGCCCTGATCGCCAGTGGCGAAGAGACTGATCAGGTCGTGCCGTTGTGCTATGGCGAGGTCTACAACGTGACGCCGGTTCAGACAAACGCCACGACGCACGAATATCAAGTTCACGAGGGGCAGATCGAGGACATTGTTCAAGTTTATTTGGACGGCAAAGCGACAACGCTCACAGTCACAAAGGATTTGACCAACGGCAAGTTCACACTCTCGGGCGATCCTCAAGGCACAGTAACCGCCGACGTCAAAGGTCACAAGCCGAGTGGATCGTACAAGTCAAAGCCCGGAGAAATTATTCGAGCGATTGTGAGTCGAGTGCTGTCCGATCCGGCCGATCTCGACACGAGTGCGTTCACGACGTTTGACAGCGACTTGAACTACACCGTCGGCGTTTATGTTGAAAGCCGCGAAAATCTTCTTGACGTCCTTGATTCAATTTTGCCGGCCGGATGGTTTTACGGATTCAATCGAGCCGGAAAATTTACCCTTGCCGCATTGAAAGACCCCGCCGGATTAACGTCATCGATTACGATCGACGACCTCGAATCTCATGGCGACCTTGGCATTCAAAAAGCCGACGTTCCCGAATGGCGTGTTCGAGTCGGTTACAAGCAGAACTGGTCGCCGATGAGCGTCGGGACAGATTCAACAGTTGCGGAAGCCGACCGGCCGTGGCTCAAAACTCAATTCAATGAGGTCGCAAAAGCCGAGGACGCGGCGGTCAAAACAACGCACTTGTTGGCGCAAGACCCTGACGTGCTGACTTCGACGATCGCGGGATCTACAAACGCGACCACGGAAGCGACGCGGCTTTTAAATCTTTTTAAAACCCAACGTTACACATATTCGGTCGGGGCATATGTCGCCCCGCTACAGGTCACGATCGGCGATTGCGTCACGCTTCAAGATGATCGTTTTAGTCTTGCCAGTGGGAGCAAGTGCGTCGTCACTGGAATCACAGAATATTTGTTGGATAACAAAATCGAAGTGGAGTTGTGGCAGTGAGCGATTCGAAAATTCTCGGAACAAGCCATCTGGATGGCGTCACACTTGCCGCCACAAGTCAGGCGGGGACATATGTCGTCGAAAATTTAACAAACGTTCAGCCTGGAAAAATCTGGCGAAGTACATCGGCGGCGGCGCAAACGATCACCGGAGACTTTGGCGAGGAAAAGCGATCAACCGCGTTTTGCCTATACGCCCACAATCTCTCGAATGACGGAAGCGCAACTGTCCGCGTGACACTTTCAAATGACAGCGGTCACAGCGACGTTGTTTTTGACACCACGGTCGAGGCAACCGATCCGCTTTATGGATGGGGAGAAGGACCGTATGGAATGGAAGGATACGGCGGTTATTCATCCGAAGGTTGGACGCAACGGTTCACGGTTATCTGGTTCGACGCGACAGTCGTCGCCCGATATTTTCGGTGCGTCATCACCGATACCGCGAACGCTTACGGATACGTTCAAGCCGGTCGCATTAAGGTCGGGCAACACATCGACATCCCTGTCGTCGCCGGTTATGGGATGGGGTGGACGGAGCAAACAGAAATGACCCGCACACGCGGCGGCGCACTGCGTTCTGATTCTCGCGATCCGTACCGATACGCCAACGGAACAACAGCCGTCCTCGACAAAATTCAAGAGGGTGATTTGCTCGAAGTCTTTCGAAGCGTTGGAAAAAGAAGCGACGTTTTGTGGTCGGCTTTTCCTGACGACAACACGGCGCAAACACGGCGCAACACGATTCTTGGCCGTCTGACTGATTACGGTGCGGCAGAAATTCAACAGGTCGGATCGACCGTCACATTTTCAATCGAGGAAGGTCTGTAATGGCAGAAAATCCAACATATACAACGGCGCAAATTATCGCGCTCGCCAAAGGCACGACGAATTGGTACGAATACGCAAAGAGCGGATTCCAACACGTCAAAAACAATCAGGATGACATCTCCGCACTGTCCGGCGGCGGGACGCCCGGATGGAACGCGGCGATTGATTCGCGTTGGTACGTTTCCGATACCAGTTCATCGACCACCACTTACACCGGCGTGACCAATCCAACCGCAACTGGATCTGATTCTCTCGCGACTGGCTATTCAATTATTTTTAAACCGGCGACGACAAACACCGGATCATCAACTTTAAACGTTGGAACTAGCGACGGCGCGGTCACAATAAAAAAATTGGCGGGGGGCAGCTTACAAAATCTGGCGGCCGGTGATTTGGATTCTGACGCTTTTTATCTTTTAGCATTCAACGGAACAAACTGGCTTCAAGTCAGTGGATCAGGAGGCGGGGGCGGCGCGACAGGAGCCGGCGGCGATGAAATCTTTTATGAGAACGAGCAAACAGTGACAACCAGTTATTCAATTTCGACAAATGAAAATGCAGTTTCAGCGGGACCGGTGACAATAAATTCTGGCGTGACGGTGACAGTGCCGTCCGGTTCCGTGTGGGTGATCGTGTAATGGGATCAATAAACGTAAATCAAATCGACAAAGAGTCTGGTTCGACGCTTACGTTGGGTGGGGCAGGGACAACCGTTGCGGTTCACGCATCGGCTACTACGTCTGGCTTTGATAGCGGTCTTGCTTCGGTGCAAACCTTTACCAGTTCAGGAACGTGGACAAAGCCGTCTGGAATTACAAAAGTGATGGTGGAAATTCAAGGTGCAGGGTCATCAGGCAGAGCAGACGGAACTTATCCAAGAGGAGCGGGTGGTGGATACGCCAAAAAACTTATTGATGTTTCTTCTATTTCAACCGCAACAA